ACGAGAGCGTCGAGGAGCAAATTGAAGAAGAGGTCCATCAGTCCTCCCAAACGAGTTTTTGCGCGATCTCGGCGTCGCTCATAGCCTTCGAGGCGATGCGATGCATGGCCTCGTACATGTGCGGATCGACGCAGACGCGATCGTTAGCGACGACCTTGAGGCCCGCGGCGGCTAATACCTGGCAGGCACGCTCAAGGTCGTCGCTAACGAAGCGCGAGACGGTGGGTGGTGAAACCCCGATTTCAGCGGCGATCGTGTTTTGCCCGACTGCCGAAATTCGCTGCAACGCAATAGACGCAAACTTGCGTGCCCTTTCAGCGATCGAGGACGAAACTGTGCTCATGCGGCGGCCTCGGAAGGTTTGGGCGACGACTCGACCTCTGCGAGCAGTCCCACGAGGCCAGCGACAACACGATACGAGGGACGCGATGTGCCGATCTTCCCGGATGCGATATCCGAGATCGTTGGCTGGCTGCATCCCACCCGGGTGGCAATCGCCTTCTGCGTCATTCCTGACGCAAGGAGGGTCTGCACGATGGCTTTGAGGTTCGGTTCCATGCGCACAATATAGGCGTTTCTATATCGGAGTGCAATAGGAACATCTATCGCAACTTGTATAAGAATTCCGATATGGAAAAGCTAGATACCCTTGGGGCTCGTTTGAGATGGGCACGGCACAACGCCAAGATGACGCAAGCAGGCGCATCGCGCGCGGTGGGCCTCTCTCAACCGACGCTTTCAGACTTGGAAAACGACAATACGAAGGGCACGACCAGCATCGTGGAGCTGGCAGCGCTGTATGGGGTCAGTGTCCAATGGCTCAAGAGCGGCCGCGGCTCGGCGCAAGCACAAGCGCCCGGCAGTGTCAATTCAGGGATTACTGACAATAATCCCGTGCTTTCCATCGAATCGGTGCGGCTCGAACGCGCTAAATTGTTGGCGGACGCGCTTCTAGACGTCTCCGAAGAAATGCGAGCATTGATCGAAAAGTTGATCCAGGCCGACCGTGAGGGCGGCGCGATACGAGAAATGACGATAGCCGGGGCCGGATACGTGCTCCAGGCTGTCCCTGTGACCCAAACACAGAAGAAGGCCAGCAAATGAGCCGCCTCACCCCCGTGCATGGAGACATTTGGAACAGAGGAACCGCGCCCTTATGCGGACCACCCTCTAACCTTTCCATGACCAATCGGGGGCTTCTGGACCATGATGAATGCAAAGCAGACAAGAACGCTTAAGCTCGTGCCGGAGCCGACCGCCTCGGAACAACCGGATCTATGCCAAACCTGCGAAGCGAGGCGTCAGCTCGAGCACGTAAAGATGCTGCTGCAGGCCGCTCTCATTGCGGCCTCCAAGCCGATTGCACCACCAACCCTGGGGAAACCATGAAATCACTCGTCGCGGGCGCGCTGGCTATCGCATTGGCCGGCTGCGCCATTTCACACGAAACCTACGCGCCGGACGGGCGCCGCGCATATTCGATCGACTGTCCGGGCGCAGCCCTCTCCTGGGGCTCTTGCTACGAGAAAGCCGGTAGCCTATGCAAAGGCGCGGGCTACGACGTGCTGGCGGGGGGTTCCGAAGGCGGCGCCGTGATCGGAGGCGGCCCGTCCGGCTTCTTCGGTGGCACAACCATGCACCGGAACATGCTCATTGCCTGCCGATCGAGTGGCTAGCAGTTCACCACTCCACCACTCAACGCGATCCCGCTCCGGCGGGATTTTTTTTGCGCTCGGATATAGATTTCCCTATTGACACCGATATAGGACGATCTATACTTGTCTCCATCAGCGCACCGAGCGCTACGGAGAACGACATGACCCTCACCGCAACGATTTCCGCCGTCGAGCACTACACGTCGCTGGCGCAGCAGGCAGCGGATCAGCGCGAAGCATGGCTTGAGGCAGCGCGCGAAGAAGGCGCAAACACCGCCGTGCGCGAACTGATCGAGAGCGCCCGGCTCGCTCAAACGGTCTGTGGTGAAGGAGGCGATGCGCGGCTCTTCATCGCGACGTTCTGCGGTGCGATCCAGTGCGCTTTCCCCGATCTCGCGAAGGAACTCGCGGAAGCCGCTGGCATGCCTCACCTGTACGCCGAGGGGAACTGAAATGTGGACGCATACCTATATCGATCTGCGCTACGGAATCCTGCATTCGCTCGACTACGTGTGCGCGGGCGGCCATCGGATTCACGAGCGGTTCGAGACCATTCACTACGACCAAATCTGCTGGTGCTGAGTGGTGACGCCTTCCGTTGCGGACACGCGGCGGTGAACAGACTCGGCCGAGTAAGGCGTCACCCCTGAGTATCACCCCACCGCACGCATTGGAGACTGACATGAAACTCACGCAACTCACGATCAAGCGCCGCGAAAGCTACGAGCAAGACGGCGGCCAGCTAAAGGCAGACGCGATTTTCGAGGGGCCAGGCGGAAAGGTTCAGATCGAGCTAGCGCCGGGATTCATCGTGCGCGTTCTCGCGCTGATCGAAGAAGACGCGGCCGAGCGAGCCAAGCGGCTCGCGGCAAGCGTTCAGACGGCGATGGTCGATGCGATCGACACGGCGCGCCTAATCGAGACGGACAAGCCGCTCGCCATTGAGTCGTCTGAAATCCCGTTCTGAGGCAGGCAATGAGCCCGCTCGTCCTCGCCCTGCTCGCTTGGTTCCTCCTGCTCGCGCTGTTCGTCGGCTTCATGGCCGGCGCGGGCCACACGAGAAGCCGCGATGAATGACCTTACGCCCGAAGACATGCGCTCGATAGACGTAGCGCACGCAGTACTAAAAGCGCTCACGTTCGGCCCTTTCGCGGCGCTCGTGCTCGCCACTTTCATCGATAACGGCCGCTTCGTTGCGGCGCTGATTGGAGGTTGACATGGCCCCCGAACTCGAAGCCTGCGGCTGGTACGTGCGCACGAAGCGAACGGCCGAAGACAGTGCCCGTTGGCTTGTCGCGGATTGCTCGGCTCATCGGCACGGCTCCGACTATGCCCGCCAGTTCGCCGCAACCGGCGACATGCTCACCGCCCTAGAAACGATCCTCGCCGGCGGCCGGCTGACGAGCGCTGAGCAAGCGATGTGCGCGGCTGCGATCGCGAAGGCGACGGGCCGCGACGTGGCGGACGTGGTTAGGGGGAGCGCGTCATGAAATCCATCGGCGACATCGTCGCGTACTGCGCTGCACTCGCTGGCATCGTGTGGTTCGTTTTCTTCGTGGTCGATAACGTGGCGAGGGCTTGGTCGTGAAAACGGAATATTGCGACGCACATTCGCGCGCGGTCTTCATGGCCTTCAAGAAAGCGCTTGAGCCTCTGATGGAGCAAATAGCGCCTGACTGGATTCTGCATCACATTGAAATGCGTCGTCATTCAGATTTCAGTTTGGACGATCAAAAGGTAACGATAATTCTTGTCATCAAGCCAATCGGGAGCGCGAATTTTGTTGACCCGGACGCCGATCTTCGAACCGGACCACGGAGGATCAAGTGAGCCTCTTTGAAAGAGCCGTAGAGGAAATCGTAGGAACCATTAAGGGCATCGTGAAACTGTTGCTGCTCATGTTCGCCATCATCCTCGCCATCGGCACAGCGGCGCTTGTCATCGCAGCTATCGATCCGCTCAAGGGTGTGCCGCACACATCGTCAGTGATTTCGTTTAGGAGTTGGACGTGAGTGAAGACGACGGGCCCGGATGGGAGATGCAGGACGCCGCCGAGGCAATGGAATGGTTCGAACAAAGGAGAAACAACCGTGGCACTGAAAATCACCCGCGCAACAGACCCGCTGCCGGTATCGCAACTGACGATCGTTCTCTACGCCCTACCCGGCCTCGGAAAAACGAGTACGGCGTTCACAGCCGAATCCCCGATCCTCTTGGACTTTGACCATGGCGCATACCGCTCGCAATTCCGCAAGGACACCGTGCAGATCAACAAATGGTCGGACGTGGAATCGATCGAGGCTGCCGACCTTGAGCCGTTCAAGACGGTCGTTATCGACACGGCAGGCCGCGCGCTCGATATCCTCGGCGCCGACATTATCCGAAAGAATCCCAAGATGAAGGGGTTCGGCGGCGCGCTCTCGCTGCAAGGCTACGGCGCGCTCAAATCGGCGTTTATCTCGTGGCTCTCGCTGCTGCATTCGTTCGGCAAAGACGTGATCTTGATCGCGCACGCCGACGAGCAACGCAGCGGCGACGACATCGTAGAGCGCTTGGACGTGCAAGGCGGATCGAAGAACGAGATTTACAAGGTAGCCGACGCGATGGGCCGCATCCGCACACAAGACGGCGTAACGATCCTCGACTTCTCGCCGCGGGAAAACGGCTTCGGCAAGAACCCGGCACAGTTGCCAGTGATCCAGATTCCCGACTTCCGCAAGGAGCCGACGTTCTTCTCGGGCGTGATCGCGCAGATCAAGGAAGCGCTCAACGCTCAATCCGAGGCAGGAATGAAGGCCCAGGCCGAGATTGACGAGGCGCGCGCGTGGTTCTCGTCGCTCGATACGGCCGAGGAATTCACCGAGGTTATCGACCAGATCAAGGAGCGCGCGCCGACGATCAAGGCGCTGCTCATGGCCGAGGGCAAGAAGAAGGGTTTCGACTTCGACAAGAAGGCCGTCAAGTTCAAGGCGAAGGAGGCAGCGTGAGAATCAGCGCCACGCAGATAGATGCATATGTGCGGTGGCTCGGCAACGAAGAAGTGCCGCTTGAGGAATTTCGCGACTACCTGCTCAAGAAGACGCCGCCTACGCCCGCGATGCAGGCCGGTACGGCCTTCCACAAGGTCTTGGAGAACTCGACCTACGGCGAGATTGAGCACGCCGAGCAGGACGGCTTCACGTTCGATCTGAGTGGCCTTGAATGCACGCTCGACCTACCGGAGATTCGCGAACTCAAGCTCGAATGCTTGACGGTGTATGCCGGGTTTCCGGTAACGGTCGTCGGCGTAGTGGATGCGCAGCGCGCGAATGGCGTCTATGACCACAAGCTCACATCGCGCTTTGATGCCGAGCGGTACGCGGACAGCTACCAATGGCGCTGCTACCTGCATTGGTTCGGCTACGACTGGATGCGCTACAACGTATTCGAGGCGCATCAGCCGGCCGACACCCCGAATCTGTACGAGGTGCGCAACTTCCATCCGCTGCGCTTCACACGGTATCCAGAAATAGGCGATGACGTTGACCGAATCTCGCGCGAGTTCGTTCTGTTTGTACGAGAGCACGTGCCGGAGTTGGCGCAATGAAATCGTTCGTCCTGCGAGGCCCAGAGCAATCACGCGCCCTGCTCGACTACCTAAAGGCCCATGCTGGCCCGCAGGCGAGCGCAGGATGGCCGCTCTTGGTCACGGTGGACGAATACCGCGCCAAGCGCACAAGCGAGCAGAACAGGCTCTTTCACGCGCTGCTGAACACGATCGCCGAGAACGCGACGGTGGGCGGAAAGTACTTCGATGCCGATACGTGGAAAGAGCACATCCGCCGCAAGTTCATCGGAACGGAAGAGATCAACCTGCCTGACGGCTCGCGGCTCGAACGCGGCATCAGCACCGCGTCGCTCACCGTGCCGGAATTCACGCTGTTGATTGAGCGCGTCCAGGCGTGGGCGCAAACCGAACTGAACGTCGAATTTTGAGTAACCATGACTTCGAACTGCCAAATACGAGAAGCCCTAGCCCGCATCGCGCCGCACCTCGAAACGCTGCCAGCCATCGACCGCGAACAGTTGCGCCCAGCCGTACGCGCTTACGAGCACGACGTAGAAGCGATCCCGTTGCCCGAGCGCGTCGTCGCGATCATCCGCAAGGTTGACGCGCAGTTGCCGAAGTAAGTCATTCACCCTAGGAGCCCGAATGTTCTCCCTTCTCATGTCCAAGGCCAAGATTGTCGCTGTAACAGTCGTGTCCGAGTTGCATGGCAGTCAGCGCCGTGCCGGCTGCTGCATCACGTTTGAGATGCGATCGAATAACTACATCCTGTCCGAGTTCGACTCGCAGTTACGCCACGCGATCTACAGCCGCGACGAGAGCCGCGTCGAGCAACGCCAACTCGTCGACGACGAAATGGGCGGTCTGACGACGCTCAAGTTTCCGAAGCTCGGGATGCCGCTGAAGTTCGATTGGGAAGCCGTCGGCTATGAGCTTCAGTTTCACATCGGCGCGAGCGGGCGCGAGGACATCGTTCTGGACAGCGTAGCTCTCAGCGGCTTCACATTCGACTGCACCGACGGAGGAACGGTCATCACGAAATTCAAAGCCATGACGCACCCCACGGCTGCGCAGCAAGGAAAGATCGATCACATGCTTCAGCTTGAGACCGAGATCAGCCTAAAACCGCCGAGCGACAAGCAACGCAGCATGGATTTGTAACCCCCTCTCACCGCGCGCAATCCTCGGACGCGCGAGCTTTGGGCCGGCCAGCACGGCGGCTCCTTTTTCGAATTCTTGCCCTATGGGCGTGGAGATGCATGTGAGTGAAGAACGCAAGCAACTGGAAGCAAAGCAGCGCGCGGCGACGTTGACGGAGAAGGCAATCACCGACTCCGTGAAGAAATGGTTCCCTGACAGAGCGTATCAGGCACCGTTCTTTGCGCGCGCCCTTATCGCCGAACACAACGGGGGGGTAAGAATGCTGACTGAAAAGCAGCGAATGAATCTGTTGCTCCATGCCGATGACATGGAAGTTTCCGGCCATTCGGATGACGCCAAGGCGCTGCGCGCCATCCTCGCCAGCGCGGGGCAGGCGGTCAAGGTGTACCCACAAGGCGTCATGGGAATTCCGCCTTATGAGCCGCCCGGTAGTTCCTCGCACGGAGTTTCCGACGCTTTGACGTACAACGCCGCCCCGACGCCCGCAGCAGCGCAGGCCGTTCGTGTCTGCGAAATCAGCGATATTCAATGCTCGCGCGGTTGCGGTGTCGGCGATTGCAACCGCGAGCGCGAGGCTCGTTACCCTGTCGAGCAGCCCGCAGCAGCGCGGGATGAGCGCGCGAGCGAAGTTGATGGGACCTTTGCTTGCCCGATCTGTGGCCGCACCACTCCTCACGAGCACAGCGCAGAGGAACAAATTGCGCACAGAAACCTGCGCAAAAAAATCCCCGACTGGCACGAAGGCACCTTAATGGAAATCCTGGAGAAAGCCGGCCTTCGCTTTCAGTACCGCAACGAGGATGTTCGCAGTGCGGTCATTGCTGGCATCAAGTGGGGATTCGATCGAGGCGCCGAGAGCGCCGCCCCCGCTGCGCCGGCTGTAGCGCCTCACCCAGACGACGAAGCGGTGGACGTGTTTGCTTGCGCCATGAAAGCGAAGATGGCGGCTGCACGCGACAAAGGCCGTGCGGGTTGGGAACGCATAGACCCGGTCGAACTGTCAATCATGCTTCGCGAGCACGTCGAGAAAGGCGATCCGCGCGATGTCGCGAACTTTTGCATGATGCTTTGGCACCACGGCGCGCGCATCAGCGACGCGGCGTTGCCAATGGGAAAGCGCGCCGCCCCCGCACCGGCCGAACCGAAGGGGGAGCAGCATGAAGGCGAACGGTGCAATGCCTGCCACGGGTCGGGATGGGTTGTGCGCGATCCCGACATTGGGACGGATCAAGAATGCTTCGTCTGCGATGGAACGGGTACGGTTGAGCCCGAGCAGCGCGCGGCGACGTTGAGCGATGAGCAGGCGCACGAAATGTACATGCGCGCAGCCAAAGCTATCGAGGGGAAGCCTCGAGCCGACACTGGTTTTAAGGGATGGTGCGGCGCCTTCATCCAGTCGCTTGTCGCCATCCTCGCTGCACACAACGGGGGCAAGAATGCCGACTGACGAACAAATCACCGCGATTTTCAACGCAACGCGGCCATTCACTTATCAGGCATTCGCACGCGCCATCCTCGCCAGCGCGGGGCAGGCGGAGCCGGTCACTATCGCCGAATTTGAAACGGCCATCGAGACCCTACGGCACGTCATCGATTGTCTGCGTCAACGCGGTAGCTATACGGACGAGGAAGGAGAGGCGACAGACTTTCTAGAGCCTTTGCTCAATGCGCGCCTCGCCGCCCCGACGCCCGCAGCAGCGCGGGACGAGCCGGAAGCCACTGCCCCATTCATTGGCATGGGCCGCGAATGGACGGCGGAAGAAAAAGCCGGGATCGATGAAGCGCTTCGAAGCTACGGCTGGAAGAATGGCGCACCGCAACTGGCGCAGGACGAGCGCGGGGCGTTTGAGGCGTGGGCGAAGAAAGAATTTCAAATACAAGCTGACGGACTTACGCGTCGAGGTGACAGCTACAAATACACCGGTATTTGCGACGCCTGGGCAGGATGGCAAGCCCGCGCGGCAGCATCGCCAGTTAGCGGGGCGGCGCTAACTGTACTCACTGATGAGTTCCCGACGGAAGATTGCCCGCAACGGCGCTTCCTGCTGGAAGTTTCCAATGCGATGAAGCGCAAGCATACGCATCTACTGCTGTCGACCATTCACGAAGTGCTTTTAGCTGCCCTCGCCGAAATCGAGCGCGGTGAGCGGGCGGGAGGTAAGTCATGATCCGGGTGGCATGCACTTGGAACAAGCGCATCCGAGCGGGGCACCCGAACAAAGACGGGCTTTCATTCCGATGCGGCGGCGATGACGTGACGAGCGATGTGTTGAAGGCGATTATTGAGTATGTGCAGCCGGGGAATTCGATCACTGTCACTGAAAACGGCGTGCCTATGTTCGAGATCGAAGTTCGGATGAGCGACGCAGCGAAGGGGAGCGACGGCCATGACTGACTACGAGATCAATGCGTTCTGGCTCCTGCGGGGAGAAATTCGCGGCGGCGATCTGCTTGCGCAACTGCGTGACTTCGCTCGTGAGGTTGAGCGCGCCGCACGCGCCGCTGCGATAGAGGAATGCCGTGAATTGATGCGGGAGCACGGTTGGTATGAGCAGTCGGACGCTATCCGCGCACTTCTGGAGGGATCGTGATTCGCACCGCATGGATTCCGATTGCAATAAAGCCGGTTCGGCCCGGCCCATATGAGGCGAGAGAACGTCGCACGAGATGTGTGATTCCTGATGTTCATTGGCGCAAGCTGACCGATACCGATCGTTACGATTGGTATGCCTTCAAAGGCGTACTCGGCCCGTTCGCCCTATGGGAATGCGCCTCTCACAAGATCACATCATGGCGCGGCTTGACGGAGAAAAGCAAATGACCAACCCCGCCGATATTTGCAATCTGCTGCGCACCGAGAATGCGTGCCATGCAGGATTCTACGAGCACTGCACGAAAGCCGCCGATCTTATCGAAGCCCAGGCCGCGCACATCGCCGAGTTGGAGCTTGAGCGCAATTACTTGAGCGCCCAAATGGATCAGGCCCGCATCACCATCGGAGCGCTTGAGGCAGGCTACGCAAACGACCTCAACGGCGATCTAGAATTGCTGCTCGAGCGGATCAAAGAGCTCGAATCCGACCGCAACTCATGGCGCGACCAGTGCTCACAGCGCGTCGAGGATTGGTCGAAAGAGCACGAGCGCGTCAAGGCCCTCGAAGCCAAATGCGCGCTACTGGCGGCATCGCTGGATCAAGAAGAGAAGCATAGCGCAGCGCTCGAAGCGCAGCTACAGGAACGGGGTGAGCCGATCTATCAGATGCGAAGAGTTTCCGGCGAATGGGTTGATACGACCGAAAAGGCGGCTATCGAAAATATCAACACGGGCGCCACTGTTCGAGTCGTCTATACCCACCCGCCAGCCTCAATGCCGATGGGCGACCCGATCTATCAGACGGGCTTCATCAAGGACCAATGGAGAGACGTGGGCCGAGCCGAGTTTGAGCGCGCCAAGTCGTTGCGCGCCGATCTTGCCAGGATCGTCTACGCCCACCCACCGGCCGCAGCGGCGAGCGAGGAAAGGCGGGATGCGGAGTTATGGCGAAAGTGGGTCGGATATCTCAAGAGATTGAGACGTGTATCTTTCGAGCTTGCCAAAGATATCGACGCCGGCATCGCAGCGCAGAAGGAGAGGCAGAGATGACTGAGCGAGCCCTGAGCCTGAAGGAGGCAGCCGCGCTGCTCGGTCTATCCTACTCGACCGTCTACGCGCACAAGATCGAGATGGGCTTTTTCCAGGTGGGCAATCAATGGCGCGTATGGCCTGACAAGTTGAAGTCCGCGACCGAGTACAATCCAGACCGATCGGCGCGGGACGACGAAAGAAGGAGCAAAAAATGTCGATCCGAAAGCGTAACGGCTCGGACATCTGGCACGTTGACATCCGCGCGCCAGGCGGCGGCCGAATTAGACAATCTACTGGCACCACCAACCGAAAGGAGGCTCAGGAGTATCACGACAAGCTGAAGCACGATCTGTGGCGGGTCGCAAAGCTTGGAGAGAAACCGAAGCGGACATTCGACGAGGCGGCCCTGCGTTTTCTGAAGGAGAAAGCCGAGCAGCCGGACTATGGTAACAAAGTGCTGCACATCCGTCATTTCCGCAGCATGTTCGCCGGCCGCGATCTAGGTTCGATCACGCGCGATGAGGTGTACGAGGCGCTCCCCGAAGTGAATCGGCGCAAGAAAGAAGTCGTGCCGGTGAGCCGGGCCACGAAGAACCTATACCTGAGCACGATCCGCTCGATGCTGAACATGGCGGCCGACGAATGGGGATGGATTGCGAGCGCGCCGAAGCTGCCCAACCTCGCGATATCGAACAAACGTATTCGCTGGATCACGCGTGAGGAAGCGCAGCGCCTGCTGTCGTCGATCAGGACCGAGTGGATGCGCGATATCACGACGCTCGGCTTTGCGACTGGCCTTCGGCAATCGAACCTGCTGCACCTCGAATGGGGGCAAGTCGATCTGGTCAAGCGCCGTGCTTGGATCCACCCGGACCAGGCGAAGGCGCGCAAGCCGATCGGCGTGCCGCTGAACAACGAGGCCGTCGAGGTTATCCGCCGGCAGATCGGGAAGCACCAGGAACGCGTCTTCTCACGCCGCGGCAAGCCGATTCCTCGATGGGATAGGGCGCAGTGGGAGCGCGCAGTAGCGCGGGCCGGCATCGAGCATTTCCGGTTCCATGACGTGCGACACACCTGGGCAAGCTGGCACGTGCAGAGCGGGACGCCCCTGAATCGGTTGATGGAGCTGGGTGGATGGTCGAAGTACGAGCACGTTTTGCGGTACGCGCACCTTGCGCCGGACCATCTCGCAGAGCACGCGGCGACGGTCACAATTTGGGCACAAGGACCAACCGAGGAAGCCGAGGAAAGCGCGCAAAGCCTTGTGGCATAAGGCCGATCGCGATGTAGTCAGGAATGGCGGTTCAGCTAGCCTATCGCCCACCATGCAATATGGGCATCTAGCAACCCCATGATTTTAAACAGCAAAGTCTCGCGCCGGTCAGCACTGAGACTGTGCCATTTGTGCCCGTTTATGCCATTTCGTAGCTTCATTGTACTGATGTGGACACGCTTTGGTCACAAGCCGGGCCCCGGGGAACACTTCTAATGAAGAAAGCAACGTCGCGGATCGCGGATGACGCCATCCCTATTCTCACGCAGGCTCGCCTCAAGGAGCTTCTGAATTACGACCCTTTGTCCGGCGATTTCGTTTGGATCAAACAAGCATCAAGCAGGGCGCTTGCTGGCTCAAACGCGGGGTGCCAAAACTCGGCCGGTTACATCGTCATCGCAATTGATGGCGTGCAATATCGAGCGCACCGACTTGCATGGCTCTATATGAGCGGCAGTTTCCCCCAGAAGTTTCTGGATCATCGAGACTTAAACCGCGCCAACAACAGATTTGAAAACTTAAGAGAAGCAAGCTATTGCGAGAACTCATGGAACCGTCCGATCAGTTCCAACAATAGCAGCGGAGTAAAAGGAATAAGCTTTGACAAGAAAAACGGGGTCTGGCGTGCGACCTTTTTTTACAAGGGAAAGAAAATAGATGTGGGCCGCTTCGACTCCATCGAAAAAGCAAAAGAGCAAGTTCAACTAAGACGATCTGAATTGCACGGTCAGTTTGCTAACCACGGGGTATAAAAATGAAAAGATTGATTATTGCGATTACTCTATCGGTACTGTCGGCATCGAGTTTCGCGGAGGTGGATGGTCTTCTACTAGGGAAAAGTTACCACTTCGGGCATTCCGTTCCGGCGGCCAAAGTCGGCTATGACGTGAACCAATACAATTGGGGGGGCGGCCTGGAATACCGCGGCGACGCCTGGCACGGCCAATGGCTCGTCGGCGGCCTGACCTACCGCGACACGTTCCGTCAGCAGGCTTATACGGTCTACGGCGGCTATCAGTTCACGGTGCCGGTCTCGAGAGACGTATCGGTCTTTGCGACCGTGCGCGCGGGCTATTTGAACGGATCTGGGCATCACGGCCCCGGCGCGCTGCCGAGCTTCGGCATTACCTACAAGCGCGTGTCGCTCGAGGCGACATACATCCCGCCGGCGGCGAAGGATGGCTACAACTGCATCGCGATCTTCGGTCGGATCTCGTTCTAAACGTCGACGAACGCCGACACGATGAGCAGCAATGAATCCGGGTCGATCTTCGTGGGCGGCTCGGATAGCTGCTTGAGCCATCCGCACGCTTGCAGTCCGGCGGTGCACAGTTCCGAGCAGAACCATGCGCCCTTGGTGCTCCAATCCGTCCCGGCCGCGAAGGCGGCGATCGCTGCGCTGTCGTAGGGCTTGCCCACCTGATCGAGCACGAAGCCGTAATAGGCGTCCTGCTGCGCCTGAGTGCACGGGATCGTCACCTTCTTGAGCGTATAGCCGATCTGATACCCGGGCCCGCGAATCTGCACGCCGGCCGGATACCCGGCCATCACGTCGTTGCGCGCGCCGAGAAGCATGCCGTCCGGCATGACCGTATCGACATGCGCGAAGCGGCCATGCCCGAACCATTGGATCAGCCGGGAAGTCAGCGACGACGACCCGGCGAATTGCAGGACGATTTGTCCGCTCATTTTGCGCTCGACGCCGCCACAGACGCGGACGCGGCGGCCGTGGCATTCGCTTGGACGGCGCCGCAGAACACCGTATTGGCAGCGGCGGCCGCGCCGGCTACCGGATTGCCGCTGCCTGCGGCGATCGCGTTGCCAGTCGGCGCGCCGATCTTGCAGCCGGCGGCCAGCGTGTTGTCGGCGTTTTGCAGTTGCGTGGCCGTGCAAGCGGAGAGGGCGGCCAGGGAAATCCCTGCCGCGAGAAGCAGCATGCGTTTCATGGTGAGTCCTTTCGGGAGGTTGGGAGGGTTACTGCTGAGGTGCGGCGGGAATTGCGGGTGTGGGTTGCGGTGCGATCGAGCCGGCCAAGGCGGTCCCTTGTGGGGCAGGCTGGGCAGGCTTGGTCTGGCGATTGGAGATCGCGTTGCAGGCGACGTGCAGGCCCGCGAGCACAAGCGCGCCCATGGTGCCGGCCACGTCAGCCGGTGGCGCCGCGATCTTGAGCGCGCCGCAAGCCCATACGATGACGCCGCCGATCATGGCGCCGCTGACTGCGGCGGCACCCGTGGTGACGGGAGAGGTTTGATTCATTTCACGCTCCTGAGATTTTGAGATTGCGGGCGATGCGATTCGTCCACCCTCGCCCGAAGGTGGGCCACTCGTCGGTAAGCGACGTGTAGTAGGTAAGGCGGCTCGAATTGAAGCGCACGATGACAAGCATAGGATCGAGCGCTCGGACAGCGGCGATCGTGATGGCGCCGATTATGCCGTCCTGCTGGGCGCCCGCCGCCCCTTGCAGCCATTGGGCTGGGTGACCACCGTTGTATGCGGCGTCGAAGACATTGAAGCCCACGCGCGGATCGAACTGGTCGCACTGGTAGGCATCCCAATACTTCGCCTTGGCTATCGCCTGTGCGGTCGATAGCGGAAGTGCTTGCATTGCTCCTGAGTAGCCCCAAGCGCGCGCGACCGTCTCGGTGATGCCATACATCGTCGCGCCCCCCGGATCGGCCGGATTGTCGACGTAGCCTCCCTCCGAGCCGATCACGACTGCGAAGGCATCCGCGAAACAAGTGATGCTCATTATTCGCTCGGTTCTGTGAGTGCCTTCAAGATGCGCGGGTTATTGAGCAAGCGCAGCAGATCGGCTTGCATGTCGCGCTGAGCCTCCGCGATAGCGAGCGTCGCCGCCGTGTTCGCGCGGATTTCCGTGACCATTTCGAGGATCGCGGTCAGCATGCGCTCGCACAGCGCCGCGGATGCGTCGGCCACGACCATCAGCACCGCGCCGGCCGAGCTCGCCTCGATCGAGAGGATCAGGTTCGTGAGGCCGAGGTCGCCGTCATAGCCGAGCCGCACGTGCGCGTAGAGCGACGCCGTGATGTAGCCGGCCAGCACCCAGAGGAAATACTTCGGATTGCGCGCGGCGACGTACAGCTTGAACAGGCGCTCACGCATGAGGATGGAAATACATGAGCGCTTCGAAAGCCGCTTCGAGCGCGACCAGCGTAATCACGAGCCACTCGAGCGCGCGGCTCTTGCGCACCTCCTTGTCGCCCTCAATGATGTCGAGCCGCTGCGTAATATGGTCGAGCCGCTCGTCCACGAGATCAAAGCGGCCCTCGATCAGATCGTCATCCATGCCAGTGCCCCAGAGCGAAATCGACGAACGCAATCAACGCCATCAGGCCGCCGAACCATGCTGCCAGTTTCGTTGGGATCGAGTTGTGCGCGTCGCGTGCGCGCTGATCGAACCGATCGCTTACGTCGCGCCGAAGATCGCCGATATCCTCTTTCGTCGCGACGCGTCCCATCGTTTCGCGCAAGATGCCGATCGCGTCGTCGAGCTTAGAGATATGCCGCTCATGACGCGCGATGTCTTCGTCGTGCGCATCGACGCGCGCGCGCACCTCGGCAATCGCTTCGGCATTCTCTCGGATGGCTGCTTGAATGTGGTCCATATGTGCCCCGTTAAGAATGAGGGTAAATCGTGAAGTTGTAGGTTTGCCCGTCGTTTCCGTATAGGCCGATGCCAGAATCTCCAGCCCACTCTCCCGATCCAACATACGTCAGTACGCTAGATCGATTTAAAGTTGTGTTTGTTACTATGAGGCTTCCGGTATAGGCGGTTGGCGTGTTTGCAGCAGTTACGCCTATAGGAGGGCCAATCTGTTGCTCAATTATTTGAGAAATTTGTGAATCAAAAAATTGGACGTTTGGGACAACATTCACAAGATAAAAAATATTCCCGCCACCTGCATCCATACGAACCGTACCACTAGCATTGCAGTGACCAGATTTCCCGAGCAAATCGCTGAAGCTGACCGGCAATGCGGTCTTGCCGGCGAGAGCGATCACCCACGGATGATTGATCGAAAGCGGCAGCGACAAGCCGAGCTCGGTGGCGATCTGTGACATGGAGAGCGGAAACGCTGCTGGCAGCGTCATGGCGTTTCTCCACGCTCATCGAGCAGGCGCAGCACGAGAGGGATGAGTTCGAGCACTGTGACGAGCGCGGCATGCCCATATGCGATCGAGAGCGTGCCGTCGTCGGCTTCGTGCACGACCTCGGGAAATGCTTCGCGCATCGATTGCGCGCCGGCCCCGGCGCTGCGGGGACCGCCATTCACCCATGCGAAGGTGCCATGCAGGACGCCGGCCATGCGCTCAAGGAAGTCGCGCGCCATCGGGCGCCAATCCTCCTTCAAGCGCTCGTCTGACGTGCCGGTAATATTGGAGCCGCTGATGGTGCCCGTCGTCGTGATCGATTGCGTCGTATTGATGAGGCCAGCACTCGCGCCAAGCACGGTAAATCCTGCGCTCTGAATCTGACCTACCGTCGCATACTCGTTCGTGTTCTGCGCATTGGCGACGCTCAGGTGCCTGAAGTTTCCCATCGGCAGATTGGCCGTCGGCGTCGTCTGTCCATCAACGGCGATTGACGCCGTCAGGGCAGACGCAATATCCGTCATCGTTGGGTTTGCCCACCCACTGGAGCTGATCGTCGTGCCGGTCACAACCGGATTGCCTGATGGTAGGCTATAGGTCCCGCTGCCATTACGAGGCATGGCGCACCCCCAAGGAGAGAATCATGCTGTTTGTATTTGTGCGGGAGCATTGGCTGCTCTCGATCATCGTCATTTTCATCGGTGGCATCCTATGGGGCATTTACGAGGCTGCGACGGCTAACCCCTACGACCGCGGCTGGGACGACCTGCCGACGCAAAGCGGCAGCGAGCGCCTGCTGCGATCCATTGACGGGACCGGCCGCACGAGCGTTCAGGTAAGGAAGGAGGGCCTCGGGGTTAAGAAGAAAGTCCGATAGCTGGGCGTTTAGGCGATTACCGACCATTTGGCCGACTTTCCCGATACCGCTGGCGACGCCGAGCCCGGCCCACGGATGCCCCGCCGCAGCCACGGCGCCCCCCGCCAGAAGACGGCCGAGATTGGTACTTCCTCCGTAGGATGGACCGTACAGATTGCGAGCCAACCAACCATCGGCCGCAATGTTGTAGGCCGTATCGCTGCCGGGCGATTTCAATGAGTTCGAGATCGTTGCGCGCTGCAAGTCGCGCCCCACGTTTTCCAGAGCATCTTGCGCCGATGGCTCAATACCGAACTCTTGGTTTTTGAGAGCCCGCGCCAGCGCCGTCGCATAAGGGCCGGCCTGTAATACAGGCTGTTGATTGACGTTCGCGCTGCGCCCAAGACTCGACATCGCGTTCGCAACCTCTTGCCCGGCGCTCATCGTATTAACGGGAACACTGGCCTGCGCATACGCCGCGCGCGCCGCGTCGATCGCCGGGATATTCTGCGATCCCCACTGGTCGATCGCGTTGGCTGTTTTGGTCAAAGCGCGAACCTGCTGAGCTGAACCGTTGCGCTGAGCGACGCCAATTTGATCTCGCATGGCTCGACCGAGATAGTCGAGCGCTTGACCTGAAATAGGCTGTTTAGATGCCGTTGGAAACGAAAGCGATACGCCTTCATCTGCAGCCAGCCTTACGGCGTCATCCATCGCGCTTTTTACGGCAGGCCGGGAAAATAGGCTAGTGAGCGGCGCATCTGCTGCCGCCCATGAATTGTTCACGTTGTCATAAAGGGGCGCCGTGGCGGTCAATCGAGCCCGCTCGGCCGCCTGAATATCAGCCGGAGTGCCGGCGACCCCGTTGATGGCGGCCCATCTGGCTTCGTTGTTGTCGAGTGCGCGCTGTTCAAGCGCTGTGCGGATCTGAGGAACGTTCCCCGCAGCCTTTTCGGTCTGCAACAAAACCGGGCTTCCTGCCACTTGAGCCGTCGTCGGCATCGAGCCGCGCACGAACTGCGGTGCGCTCGCGATGTTCTGCGCGACATTCCCCGCCTCATCGCCTACGGCGTTCGCCAAGCCTTCACCGACGACGCCTTGCGGGTTGATGATCGGCCGCACGGCGCCATAGAGATTCGAGCCGATCGCTTTCCCCGCTGCCGCTGCTGCCGGCATCGCGACACCAAGCGCCGCGCCAGTCCCGACGTTACGCGCGTCCTGCGGCCCGACAGGCTGATTTGGGTCAATCGGCGCTCCGGTCGCCATGATCCCGCCATTCACGGCGTTTCCGAGTGCAGCCCCGATCGCGCGCCCGACCGGCGCGACTGCATTCGGCGTAAGGCGCGTTATCCCAGCGCGAACGGCGTTACCGGGAGCCATCGCGCCCGACATAGGGAGCAGCATCGGCGCAACGAATGCCGCGGCCTTCTCGCCGGGCGACGCGGTCTGTGAGAACTGCTGATCTGCCTGCGCCTGCGTCGCCGTATCGCGCGCGGCGACATCAGCCGGGAAAAAAGGGAGATGGCGCTCGGCGAAGTTCGCCGCGTTGTTGAACATGCTTCCAACGCCGTGCGCCCCGGCGCGCGCGATTTGCCCGAGTTGAGAGAGCGTATCGGGCGATGCGCCGCCGGCGGCTAGATCCTGCGCTTGTGCTGCCTGCGCCTGTTGTGCGCCGCTCGATGCGCTACTTGGCGAAACTACGGGCGCTTGTGCGGCCGGCGCTTTTCCGCTCGCAATCCCTTGCGCCATTGCGAGAATAGGATCGGACGTGGCGGCCGTCGGTGCTGCACTAGGGGCCGCGGAAGGCGAGCCGCCCTTCTGAATCGACTGCGCCATGGCCAAGACCGGATCGGCGCCCTGCGGCGCTTCCTGCGCGGCGGCCGGCGCGCCCTGCTTCATCTGCCCGAAGATGCCCGACACCTGATCGACATACTGCGAGGTTTTAGGGCCCCACAGTTTTTGATTCGGGCCAGCGAAATGCGCAGCTACCGCATCGTCGACGTTTCCGTTGAAGCGCTGCAGATTCTCTGCAAACATCTTCGCCGCCGCCGGAATGGCTTGCTGCGGATCAAGCGGATTAATGCCATAGGATTTGGCCGTAGCGGGAGTGAAGCCCATGAGGCCCGACGCGCCGCTCGCGGGATTCACGGCCGTCGGGTTCATCGACGATTCCTTCATCGCAATCGCGCGCAGGATCGTCGGGTCGACGCCATATTGCTGCCCGGCAGCTTGAAAAATGGGGGTGAAGTCAGGCATCAGAAGGCTCCCATCGATTGCATCGCCTTGTACGACTTCATGAAATCGTCGAGCTTGCCCTGCTTCTTGAGGTCGGTCAGATAGGCCTGTTGATCGGCAGCATTCGGCATCGACCGAACCATCATCACGTCAGGGCTATAGATGCGGTTCCATTGAGCCTCGAACTGCGGATAGTTGACCGTGCTCTGGCCGTTCTGATTGAGGAATGCCTGTGCGGCCTGATACTTCGCCTGCACGCCGGCCTGCTGCCCACGAACATACTGGATGGCGTAACGCAGCGCTTGCGGATTCATCGCTTCAGTATTCGGCTGACCGTGCGAGAACGCTTCGAAACGCGCATCCGAGCCGTTATACCCGCTCGCCGAGGCCGCCTGGGCATTCGCATTCGCGAGGAATTTCTGCAAGCTCTGGTAGCCGGTCACGTCGCCCTGCATGAGCGGGATGCCGGCAGTATTTAGGCGACCGATGATGTTCGCGCCCAGCGTCGAGCCGGGGCCCGTCGTCACGCCGTCGAGCAGAGCCTGCTCCGCTTTGTTGTAGCCATCGATCGCCGTCGGAGTCGATGCGGCGGCGCCGCGCAAGGCGTTGAACGAATCGGCGGAGCCTTCTGCCAGCTTCTCCGCACCAGGGGCGAGCCCGGGCGATACGGCGCCAGAATTAGGCGCTTGATAGCCGCCAAAACGTCCCGAATTTACGGACCCCGATTGTGCCCCGGGCGCGCGTTGACCCGTGGCGATCCCATATGCCGTCGCATATGCAGGCCTTCCAGTAGCGGTATCGACACCCTTCTGGATATCGAACATTGCGGGACCACTAGCCTTGGCGGCAGACATTGACCCCTCGACACCGATTGCCCCTGGCTGAGGAACGACTGCTCCGGTGAAATTACCGTTTGCGTCTTGGACCGGCATGCCGCCTGCCGGAACAGCAGGCATCCATTGCATCTGCCCTGTCGTGCGATTGAGCATATAGCCGCCGGCACGCCCGGCTTGATACTCCGGAGCGAGGGTATTCGCCAGCGCAGTTTGAGCGATTTGGCGCCCACGCGGCGTACTCGGGTCGATGCCGGCCGCGCGCATCTGCGACACGATATCTGCTTGCTTGTATGCGCCTGCTTGCGTCTTCCAATATTCGTCCGGCGAATTCAGGTACATCATGGCCGCCTGTTGCACCGGCATGCCGAGCGGATTCATTGGGCCACCGGGAGATAGCATCCCCGGAGTGCCCTGCGTTTGCCCTAGCTGCCCAGATACCCCGCGAGCCCCAGCAGCCCCGTCATCGAGTACGGGTTGTTCTGCTGGGGCTGACTGAAGAGGGGATGCATTGCCCCCCATCGCCGGGGCCGAAGCTCCGAAGCCCTGCGTCGGATTGCTGCCGACCAGAGCTTGCCATTGCTGCGCGCCGAGATTGTTCAGGCCTTGGCCGGCCTGATTGCCCATCTGCGAGCCCATCAATGCCGAGGCCAGTTGAGCAGCCGGGACGGCCCACGACGTGCGCGGCATGACTTGGTAGTTCTGCGAGCCACCCGATCCAACGGTGCCCTGCTGAGGCCGCTGCGCCAGCGAGTTTTGCATGAGCGCCTGCGCGAGTTGCTGCTGCCGTTGCAGGTCATAGAGCGATCCTTGATACTGCGGGAGGACCGCCATCCCGCCGATGTTAGGCATGTGAGCCTCCGAATTTCGCGACCGCGGCGCGAATGTAAAAAACCGTTTGGACGGCGTTCTGCTTCACCAATTCGCGTCGATTCACATCGAGCGCCTCAATCTGAGCGACGATCGCCGGCCCATGCACGGCATCGTTTTCTGCGTGATAGCGCAGCGTTCGGCACAAGCCCTTTCCGTGGATTCTCTCGACCTCATCGAGATAGCCCAGCGGCATCGAAAAGCCTTCAAGCACGAGCATGTAGCCGAGCAGAGCGCAGGCGTCGACATACCGAATGAGGTAGTGCTGGGAGCCCGCCATTGCGACGGCTTCCGGCGAGATGGGCATTGCCCGCACGTCGAGCTCGACGCCGGCGAGATCATCCTCGAGCCATTGAGCATGCCCCCTTTCATCTTCAAGATGGTCAATGAAAAAGTCCTGAAGGTCGCCCGTCGAATGCGCGATTGCCTCGCGCAAAAGGTCCTCGCTCGCGATCATCAACTGATGATCGAAAATGAGATTGGCGAGAAAACTCATGCGGTCGCGCAAATCCAGAGAGGGCATGATCTGGCGCAATGACTTGATGAATTCGTGCATGGTCAGTACATCATGATCGCCATCGCAGCCATCGACGCCATGCCGCCGATTTCCTGCGTGGTTTGGTTGGAACTCGCCACGTCGGCGTTGTGACCAGCGAGTTGCCCCTGATAGGCATTGTTCATATAGCTCGCAATGTCGGATGCGTTCGCCGACGACGGGGCAGTGCCGGTGTAGCCAGGAATCATGCTCGCGATCGTCTGCAGGTTCGAATACGGCGCTTGTCCAATGCCCACCGTTTGGCCGAGCAAGCCCCCCTGCGTATTGATGCTGTTGATCTGATTCTGCAGGTTTTGCGAGCCGACCTGAGAGCCGGTGAGCACCGCGTTGTTGATCGCCTGTTGCTGCTGCTGCCCCTGCGCGCGCTGCAGATTCGAATATGCGTTGTCATAGGCCTCGGAGCCAGGGGCAAGTCCCTGATTCGCAAGTTGCGCCTGCAGCGACGTTTGCTGCTGCTGAAATTGCGGCTGCAGATAGCCCATCGTCGACGCGTAGGCAGCTTGCTGACCTTGCGCCTGGGCCTGCTGTGCGGCTTGCGGGCTCAGGCTCCCGGCGAGGCCATACAACCCGCTCAGGGCAGTCGAATTGATCCGGCCGCTTTGCCCCGTCTGCCCCAGCAGATTATCGAGCTGTCCCTGCAATTGAGGGTTCGCTGAAATCTGCGTGCTAAAAATCGGCGCGCCGTCGGGCGCGGTGCCGGTCTGAACCGTCGTTTGCGATCCAAACGGGTTCGAGTAGTCGTTGAGGTTGAGGTACTTGTTGAACTCAGCGGTTTGCTGATTCTGCTGAGTCTGCGCGCCCGCCGTCGCGTAGGGATCGGGAGGCGCGGGTGCATCGCCACCCTTTCCTCCTTCGAGCGTGGCCGCCCGGTTGCGCCCGAGCGCTTTACGAAACGCGCTCGACGGCAAATCCGGGCCGTCGCAGGTAATCCAATAATGCCGCATGGTATTTGCCTTCGATGAATCGGCATTCGCTTTTCAGCATGCCGTAGACGATCAAGTCCGTTCCATCGGTGCAAGCCGCGCGGAGTTGTCCTTCACGCTTGAACCCCAAGTGCTCGTCGAAACGCTGAGCGTCGACGTTATCGGCCCGCACAAGGCCCGTGATCCTGCTGCATCCCAACTGCAGAAATGGGTAACGGAAACATGCTGCCAGATAAGGCGCTGTCAGCCAATGCCGCGAGCCATCGGATGCGACATGCGCGAGGATATTGCTGCCCGCACGCATGTTGTAGACGGTGCCGGCCACGAGTTCGCCATCGACCTCGAGGCCGATCGCGGTGAAGAGCTTATAGCCGTCCTGCTCGTCGGTGCGCTCGGCCACCCACCGCATGACGCGCTCGGGCTGGTTCCAGACGATGTGCTTTTTCACAGCACGCCGCCGTCGGTCATGAGGTAGTCCGTGCTCATCCAAGAGAGCGGCATATCGAGCGCGCTGGCGATCATATGCATCGAAGCGGCGTAGCCGACGCCGGATGCGTACTCCCAATTCTTGATGGTCTGCATCGCGCCGCCCCACTGAACTTGATCCCATTTCGCTTGATCCCAGAGTGCGCCCCCCTGGGCCGAGAATGTCGTCGGGGCCGTGGGCGCCGTCTCATCGAAATCGACGTTCAGCAAGATCGACACCCCCGGCGTGCCTGTCGACTGCATGACAGGCCGCACCATCGTCCATTGCTTGAGCTGATGCGTGCCGAAATAGTTGAAGGCGGGTAGCGCTTCGCCGACGATTTGACCGCCATTGTCGTCCTGCGCAGCAGACCATGCATGCACTACGACTCCATTTCCGCCGTAATAGAGGTTGTCGTTGAAGCGCGCCCAGCAGTTCGCCGACCACCCGGTGAAATTGCACCACGCTCCCGTTATCGTGTTCATCACATATTGCTGTTGCTGCCCCGGCGCGATGGGCACATTCAGGAGCAGCGCATTGAGCGGTGGATAGAGCACCATGTCCCAGCCGAAATTTCCGGCATAGGAGGTCGTCGCCTGCGAAATCGCATTCTGGATCTTATAGCTCAGATCGACCTGCGTATTGACACGCGAAGAAGCGAGCAGGCGCGACAGCGGGGCGAGGCCGTCCTTGCCGATATAGAGCACATCGCCGCCATACTTCATGAAGCAGCGACTTCCCATCGGCGTGCCGACTTGATAGACGCCAACGAGCGAGAACGAGCTCGACTGAGAGGGATCGGTGCCGCCATAGATGGCAATTTCGCCTTCGGTCGTGACGAAGCATAGGTAATCCTGCATCCCGTAGCCACCGTCGACCGTCCAAATCCCCATCGCCACGAGTGAGCCGCCGCGGCGAAAGATAGCCGTCATCGGGAACTGCGCGGTAGCACCCCCCACACTATTGACCGGCAAATAGTAGGCCGTCAGCGACGATTTCTGGATGAACCAGACGCGCGAGGCGTATTCCTGAATGTCCGAGAGCGTCGTCGGATCGACGCCTGTAATCGAAATGCCTGACGATGACGATGTGATTTGCTGCCACGTCGACCCGTTGTAGACGTAGTAGCCGTCGACGCCATTGACGATTGCGAGATAGGGACCGGCGCTCGTCGAGAAGTTCAGGTGCTTCCACTTGTCGCTCGAAAGCGAGCCAACGACTGGCGCACCCACCGCACCGCCGGTCGTGACATCGAAAATAGAGCCGCCGGACGCCGCAAATAGCTTCCCGCTGCCCGATGCGGGATTGAACGGCATGAGCGAGTTGACCTGATTGCCGAGGCCGGTCGACCACGTTTGCGAGCCGCTGCGTAGGATCACGTCCGATGGCCGGGGAAACCAATTCGTGAGGATCACCGCATCCGTTGCCGGCATGTTGGCAATCGAGTCGCGCGCATTCCATCCACCGATCGGCGCAGGCACGCTCATCGTGCGCGCCCGCTGCATCTTCCCCATGGGGGTGACTGGCGCGACAGGCCGGCGCATCATGCGTTCCAACTCCCGGAAGGGACAAGGATGCCCGGATAGATGTCGTACTTCACGTCACCCATGTTGATCACGTCTTTGGTGCCGTCGCGCGCCTTCGCATCCTGCAGCATGGTCTCGTAATCGACGAAATCCTGCGCGTAGTCGAGGCCCTTGGCCTTGCGCCAGCGCCACTCGACGCCGAGCTTGAAGAGATCATCGCGCAAGATCAAGGTGTCAGTGTCGGCCATAAATTTGACCTGCGGCATACCGCTCACAGACTGGCACCATGCGCGCGTTGTGTATTGGAACCACACATGTTGCCCCGCCGTGGGGAACGGGATGAACAGGATATTGCCGCCACGAATCTGAAATTGATTCCACGGCCCCTGCATGACCATTGCTTTCAACTGCTCCCAGCGCTGCGGCGTCATCGGACCGAACACAGGGCGCCGCAGATCGCGATTCCACATCGTGTCGTTGATTATGTTCTTCATGTACGGCGCGATTGTGGAGAGAGGGCCCTGGTTTTCCTGCGCCAGCGTCACGAAATTCGCCTCGAGACAGAGCGACTGCCAATCGTATTCGTTCGTCACCCATTCCCCCTCCTTATTGCATAGGGCGAGCAATTGAAGCACGGAGGGATCAGTCGAGGTGGCTGCGACGCTCGGGATCGGGATATTCAGGCGCGCAGCCAAATCCTGGATGATGGAGAGACAACTGACGGTGCCGGTTACGGCTTGGGTAACGATCGTCATGTCAGTTGTACTCGTAGACGATGACGGCGCCGATCGAAGCGGCGCCACCCGCAGCAGCTACACCAGAACTCCCTCCCGAGGCCGCCCCGCCGCCACCGCCGCCGTACCCGGTTCCTGGGTTTCCGGCACCTGACGCGGATCCGCCAACATACATAGCCGATCCACCGCTGCCCAGCTCCGAGTTCCCGCCCGCTCCACCCGAAAGCACATTGTTTCCAGAGAGCCCAAGGCCGCCAGACCTTCCGCTCATGTTCGCAATAGCTGTGGCGCCTGAGATCGTGCAAGTAGTAGTGGACGTGCCGCCGCTTGCGATGACCGCGGTGGCGGTTGCCCCGGTGGAGTTTCCACCACCCCCACCCGGACAGCTGACAATCGATCCGAAAGATGTGGTACCGCCGGAGGCGCCGCTATTATTGCCGCCGCTTGCGCCTCCGGACCCGGCAGCCCCTATGGTTACAGTTGCTCCCGAGAAAGCGCTCGTAACTTTGGCGGCGGCATAGGATCCGGAAGCACCACCACCGCCGAAATTTCCGGTACCACTTCCTCCCGCCGCAACGCCAGCGCCTCCTCCGCCACCACCCACAACCTGCACAATGACGCTATTCGTGCCGGGGGTCGGCGTATATGTGCCGCTCGACGTGAAAATCTGAATGCCGATCAGGCGCCCTGCGACAGCGTTTTGGAACGAGGGGAATGCCGAGGCGCCGTTCGATGTCAGGACAAAGCCCGCCGTGCTCGGTCCGATCGCCGCAATGCCTCCTGTTCCGTTCCCGGCCAGGATGTTGTATTGCGCAAGCGTGTTGTCGCCGGTGCCGCCCTGTGCCACCGAAAGCGGCGTCGTCAGGCCGCCGAGCGACGTGATATTGAGGTTCGCGCCAGATGTAGCGACGGACGAGTTGCAGCCGAATCCGACCGAATTCGTCCATTGCAGCGCCTGCGCCGCGCCATTGCAACCTGTGACCGTGATCGCAGTTGGGCTAGCGCTCGATCCACTCGCATTGCCTACGACCGTATTCGCAGCCTGCGCGGCAAGACTCGGAAGACCGACCTTTCCCGTCGCGGTGAAGGTGCCGAGAACCGTGAGGTTCTGATAGGTCGGCGATGGATAGGTCTGGCCGAGCGCAATCAGCGGCAACCAAAGTGCCGCGATGAGGATTCGTTTGAGCATGTCAGGACACCGAAATGACTTGACCGTTATTCCATAGCTTGCCGGATGCTCCCGGCAGCGTCGTCGGGAGATCGGCCGGCAAAACGTCCACAAGGAGTACGTCGTTTACCGTGACGGGCGTGATGGCAATGCCATTCAAATTGCCGGTGATCTGCAGTGCGTAATGACCGTCCGCGGCATAGAAACCGAATGCGCCATTCGCATCGGTTGTGAGTGGATTTGCGGCGACGGTCACCCCATTGTCAGAGTAGATCGTCGCCGTCGTGCCGCTCGGATAGTTCGTAACCAGAACGCTCGCGTTCGGCACCGCGACGCCACCTGGGCTGAGAACGACGTTGTTCTGGTATTTCTGCATGATTACGCAGCCTCCTGCTGCTTCGACGGCCGGCCGGCGCCGCGTTTCTCGATCGTAGTCATCGTCGCCATCTGCTCTTTGAGTTCATTCACGACGCCGACCAAATCCTCGACCTTCTGTTTGAGCTCGGCATTTTCGACGGTCAAGGCCTCGACCTTCATTGCGCTTTCCTTGCCCTCGCCTGCCTTGATCGCCTCCTGCGCCCGCGTCTTGAGCGCTCGCGATCCCATGCCAATGCGGCCAAGCGTTTCCTCGTTCGCTGCCGCGAGGTCTTCAAGCGTCAGTACATTCACCGCCGCGCAATTAGCGATTTCGGAAGGCGAAAAGAGCGTCGTGCACATGCGCAGAGGAGTTCCATGCACAGGCATTTCGAGGCCATCCTTGTACATCTCGAACATCTTCTTGAAGTCGCGCGCCCATTCGTAGTCGTACTGACCGTTCTGAGCCTGCGCCTCGATTTTCTTGAGCCATGCCTCGGCATGATCCTCGCGCACGTCCTTGCCTCCCGGAGGCGTCACGATGACCCAATGCACGTCCTTGTAGACCTTGTGTCCCTGCTCGATCGATTGCTCGCGATCCTCGACGGGCCGAGTCTCGAAGCGCACATGCGGACGAGGTCCTTTTTCCTGCAGCCTGAGCTCTTGCATTGCCTTTTCTCCTTGGGCGATTACAGCGTTTCGAATAGGTTTTGCAGCACGCGCGCGCCGAACGATTCATGCGTGTCGTGACTGCCTTCGGACTGCGTTTTATGGATTGCGGCAGGCAAGCCCATGAGTGCCGCCTCGAGCTTCATGAAGCGCTGCTCGATTAGTTGCTCAAACGCGAGCGGCTCACCATCGGCGCTTGAACTTCCGCTTTTGAGCGATGAAGTAGCGCCGCCAACGGCATTCTCGGGAGAGCCCTGGGCGCTCGCGTCGCTTGCCGCAGCCGAGGCAGCGTTTGGGTCATGCTCGACCACGATCGGCGCGGGACTGGTTTGGTTTTCATCCGGCATTTCTGATCCTCCAAAAAGCGCGGCGCACCCGAAGATGCGCCGCAAAAGGTTCCCCAAGGAGACAGCAGGGAATTACGTGATTGCGCCCTGAGCGAAGGCGCGGTCGGAATAGAGCACGTTGTAGAACGTCGTGCCGTCGTTCATCGTGCCCGTGAGCGTGATCGATCCCGTTGCCGTGGCGTTTTGCGCCGTAGCGAGGTCCGACTGCGTCATGGTGATATATGGGCCAGAGCCGTCCGTTCCGATAGCGCCGATATAGGTCGACGCGGGGATACCCGTGCCCGAGATCGGAAGGCCGACAAACAAGCCGTCCGAATTGGGCACGCGCACGAGTGGCGAACCATTGCGCGTCGTACTGTTGGCCTTGGTGATCGTTGCGGTCGCAGCTTGCACGGAGGTAGCTCCGAGAATCTGCTTGCCGGCGCTGTTGGCCCCGAGTTGGCCGGCGGCAGTAATGCCGACCGTCGTACCCGCGGCCACCGATGCCGTGCAGTTCGCAACGATTTGGCCTGACAGCTTGAACCAACCAAATTGGCCGGCCGTCATGGGATATGTCGCCCATGCGACGGCGCAACCCTGGTTCGCCGTGTTCGGCAAATTGATCGCGAGAAAGCCGACGGCTGCATTCCACGTGACCGAGGCGCCCTGGTTGAGCGTCGCATTCGCCTTCAGGTAGATGTATTCGCCGCCACCCCAAAACGGGTCATCTGCGGCCACGATCGCGCCCAGCGGATGGCGTTGCGTGGTATCCGGCGCGAAGAAGTTTCCAATCGGCTGAGAACCGATCAGAGGGAATTGCGTTGCTGCTACAGTCATTTCATCCTCCGTTCGGTTAGGCCTTCATCACGCCTTGCAGGAAGCGCGCCGAGCACACCAGATTGCCTTGCCAGAGCACCGGCATCACAACGGCATCTTGGTTCACACTGCGCAACTCCTCCGGCATGTCCATGTTCGCGTCGCGATGCACGACCATTTCCATGAATTCGGTGTTCAGGAAGTAGGCATGCTGGGCCGGGATGCCGCCCGACGAATCGAAGAACACGTCGGCCGTCTTGTATTTCATCGAGATCATGCCGCCCGCGCCTCGATCTTCCGGCGCGTAGCGCTTGAGCGACGTTTGCGACTGCTCATACATCGCAAAATAGTCATCCGACATGACGATGAGGTCGGGCGTATCGGCGCCGCGGGTCAACTTGATCCACAGCGGCAGCATGAGCGACTCAATGGTTGTCGAGCTCGGCGTAATTGCTCCGCCCCCTTGAATCGGCGCCGCTGCGGATTGGACGATGTTTTGCCAGAAGCCCCACGTTGAGGCATTGATGCCGCCCACCGTGCCCACACCGCTATCGGCAACGATCGCCTGCAAACCGTTAATCTGATTTGCCGCCGTGCCGTCCGAATACACATCGGTCGACATGCCGTTGGCGAACGAGCGCTGCGCGTTCGTGATCTTGGCCTTGACGAAGTTGATGATGCGCTGGGCGCCGGAGTTCGTGCGAAGCTCCAGCCCAGAAGCGGCCACGTTCACCGCAGCTTGGCGCCACGGATATTCGGCCGCCGTCAGCACGTCCACGGCATTGATGTTCAGCACATCGTAGCCGCTGTAGCGCTGATAGGTCGAGTTCGCTTGATAATCCAGCGGACAGACGATCGACAGGCCGCCATCTTCGAGCCGCACGCGACCCTTCGACGCGATGCGCCGGTAGAGGGCGTTGTGATGCGACACGTTGTCGGCGACCGTCTTCTTGTGATTGCGATAGGTGGTCGATACCAGTTCGGTGAAAGCGTTGAACAGGCTCGACTGACCGGGAGATGCCATGATGCGCTCCTATATCAGTTGATAAGGCCTAGGCGCCGTGCCGTAGCCTCAATGTCCTCTTCCATTGTCCGCGGCGGCTGGGCTGCAGGCACGCTGGCGCGCCCGTTGGGGCGAACCACATTCGCGCCGGCCTGCTTGGCTGTGCGGACTTTCGCTTTCCGCTCGTCGTCCCACTTCTGCTGCTGTTGAGCGAGCCAAACTTGGTACGTCTGCGGGTTTTGCCGCATCGCCATCTCATAAGCCTCATCGAGATCCTTGGCGCGGCCGTTCTGCAATAGCAGCGCCATGTCCTGCTGAAGGATCTGAAAATGCTCGTGGTCTGGGTCTGAGGCGAATGCAGCGATTTCAGCGTCGATCGAGGAGTTCTCCCGAGTGGCCGCCTGTTGCTGCGCTTGAAATTGCTGTTGCTGCAGTTGATCAACTCGCGCTTGCAGTTGTTGCATGCGCGGATCGACCGGATTTTGTTGCTGCCAAATTTGTTCGCCTGCGATTTGCTGGATGCCATTCGCAAGCGATTGAATGTCGATCCCGAAACTTCCAGCCAGCCGCAATAGATGACCCACCTTCTGCTGAGGCGGGCTATAGCGAAGCAGATGGTCAGCCTTCAAAAGCTCGTTCACGGCGACCTGCGGCGTCACGCCGAAGCTCTGGATCGTCGCGAGGTAGGGCTGCACCGTCCGATCCCATTCCTGGGCTTGCTGCGCGCCGCTCTTGTACTGCTCGATGCCTTTATGGAAATCGGCCTCGCGGCGCTCGATCTCCTTACGTGCGAGCTCGGGCAACTTCTCCCACTCGGCGAGGGCGGCCTTCTTCCACGGCGGCCGGAATGTCTGCGCCTCCGCCTGTTGCTGATCGCTTTCTCCGGCCGCTGCACTGCTTTCGTCGGCCGAGCCGCCCTGTTCTTCGCTCGAGCCGTTAGCGGGCTGCCCAGCGTCGTCATCGAGTCCTTCTTCGGCGCCCGAAGAAACTTGCCTGTCCGAACTCCCGCCTTCCGGCGTGAAGTCGCCCTCCTTTCCGCGCGATTGAATCGCATTCCACGTGTTCAATAGCGTTTCGTCGATCGTCGGCTCTTGCTGCGTAGGCGCTGCTGCGGTATCCGTCATTTCAGGCTCCTTGGGCGTAAAAAAAGCCGCTCAAGGCGGCGATCTGTTGTTTTTGGCTCGGCTTCATAACTGTTGCAGCGCGCGCTGGCTCTCGGCGCTCATGCCGTTGTACACATCGGCCACGGCCGCTTCGACGGCGCGCTCGTGCGTATGGTCAATCTCGTTCGCGCGTCGCTCCGCCTCCTTCTTTTCGGCCTCCATACCTTCCCACGGACGGCAACCGTTGCGCTTGAGGTCTTCGGCTCGCGCGCGGCGCCCTTCTATCCAGCGGCCGTCAATGGGCGACGTATAGCCCGGCAAATCAGCTTGCACGGTAGGAGCTTCGAGGACGCGTTGCATCGCGCCATGGCACACTGGAAGTTCCGAATCACGCTGGTCGATATGCCGAAAAATCACCTGTTTTCGACCGCATTCGCCGCACCGCGTGGTGTATATCGGCATCACTCGCCTCCTTTCTCGCTGCCGGCCTGTGCAGCGCTAATCTGCGCCGCCTGAAGTTGCGCGCCGGTCGTGATTTCGGCTACCTCGAGCGCGCTTTGGTTCTTCATGGCCTGCAGGATGATCTGCAATTGCCCGTTGATTTGCGTCTTGATAGCTTCGACCGAGGCTGCCTGCTGGGCCTTGAGCGCCTCGACCTGCGCATCGTAGTGGGCCTGCAACGCAGAGCGCTGCGCCTCGAGCGAATTCTCTTGCTGAGCCTGCGCGGCCTGCGCGCGCTGCTCCATCATCTGCAGCCACGCTTGTATCTGGGCCTTATGCTGCTCGGCCTGCACGTCGGCCGCGATCTCCTGCTGCTTACCCTGTTGCCGCATCTGCTCGACCTGCACCTGCACCGGCGGCCCCGGCTGCTTCGGCGGTTGCATCTGATCGAGCGCATCCTCGACCGCAGTGCCCATGCGGAACTTACGGGCTGTCATGAGCAGTAATTCCTTGAAGGCCCCGAATGGAAGCACGCCCATCTGCACCGCGGGGCCCATTTCCTTGAACATCGTGACAATTGCGGTCATCACCGTGGCGAGGTCTTGAGCGTCCTCCTGCTGGGCTGCGGCGATCGTCGAATCCGTCTCGATGTCCACGCGGAATGTGCGCTGCGCATCGTTCTGCATGGCGCGGTGCACGTCCTCCCAGCTCACCGGATTGGGTGGCTTTGGGGGAGGGGTTTGCCCCTGCTGGATGGCTGCAACGGCGGTCATCATCCATTGGCGAAATACGGGGGATGCCATCAACTGAGCGTCCGTCGGCAGCGATAACTGCGTCATCTGCTGCAGCGTATCGAGCGCGAAGCGGTTGCATATCACCTCAGCCTGCAGGCAGAGCAGATCGCGGATATAGCGCTGCACCGAGCGCTGCATGCGCGAGAGCCGCGTCATGCCGAAGGCGACCTTCAAGTCCTGCGCTCCCTTCGTTTCCTGCGCATCCGTCGAGCCGCGCATGATATCCGCAATGCCGGTGAGCTCGTAGATGACCTGCTTGCATTGCTCGCGCTGCTCGTATAGCCCCTCGATGACCTTGATGATGGCCTCGATCGGTGCAAACCAAATCGCATTGGCGAGGCCGCCATTTTCGTATAGGCCCTTGATTGACGAGGCTGCCGGGATGAGATCGTTGTCTTGCCCGCGGAACAGTTCGGCGATCATGTCGCCCAGCGATGGGTCGTAGATTGCACGCGCCTTGAGCGCATCGACGAGCTTATTGATGCGGGTGGAGATGCGATCGAGCTCCTCGGCCTGCTCCTTATACTGGTCATAGAGCGGGGTCGGCGTGAATTCGTCCGAATCGTCGATCGCCCTGAGCGGATCGGGCAACGGGAAGAATTGTTCGAGCTTGAGCGGGTCCTTCTCGATCTTGCACAGCTTCGCCTTGTATCCCTCGGCGAACCAATTGACCCGGCGCGTTTCCTTGTCCCAGATCTCCCACACCTTGGCCGTTTTGAAGAGGGCCATCGTGTCATCGTCGGCAATGCGCTGGATATCTGCATCCACATTCGCGGGCCCGCCGGAGAGTTCGATCGCATTGCCTATCTCGTCGCCAAAGCGGCGGATCAATTCCTCTCGAGTCAGATCGTGCTCGAACGCCCACCACGGGATTTCCTTGAACGTGCGCCCCGGGCCGTGCAGGTACTTGTCCCATTTCACGTGCTCGATTGGCGCGGTTTCCCAGGCAAGTTCCTCGTTTTCCTCGCCCTGCTGCGCCTCGTGCGCATCGTTCGTCTCCGCCTCTTCGCTTCCTACATGCTTCGTGTCTCCTACCTCGACAAGATCCGGCACATAGCGCACGCGCGAGAAGCCCATGCCGGGAATCAGCATGTCGAGGATGTCATCCTTGATCTCGGCTTCGAATCCGGTCGTCTCGGCGTTGAATAGCAGTGCTCGATTGAGCACCTCGGAGACCGCCTTGCCGAGCGCATCCCCTTGCGCGAACCGGCGCCTAACGTCGGGCGTAGGCATCGAGTTGTAGACGGACGGAGCCAGGATTTCGGTATTGGCATACAGAGCGTTGTAGCTGTTCTTCTTGCGGCTCACGCTCGTGCCGTGATAGATGTCCCATAGTTTGCGAGCCTTCTCGCGCCACGGCTTCATGCGCGTTTTGGCAAGCGAGAGCTCGACTGCCCAACGCCGATATTCGCCCTCCTCGCCCTTGCCAAAATCTGAGGGCTTGTCGACGGCATTGATAGCCGTGGAGGAATCGAGGTAGCCGTCCACTTAGCCGATCCTCTCTAGGCGAATGTGCGCCGCATACTTCATCGCGCCAGCCGTGCCAGACGCGTAGTTGCTTGTCTGATACGTGATATTCGTGCCGCCCTTCGCATAGACGACTTGGATGCCCTGGCCGAATGCGCCGGCTGAGTTCGCGGTATTGGTCGGTGTCACGGTGCCAGCAAGTAGCGCCACGTTAGAGTCCACATCGGTCCAGCCGATGCCGATGTTCGGCAGCGTCGAGGAAGCCGCATCGGCTGTCGTTTCGACGGCATAGCATGATACGCGATACATGCCACCCTCCGCAGAGGGCACAGCATAGAGCGTCGTGGACGCAATATTGGCGTTTTGATTGGCGAGGTTTACCTGCGCAACAAGCGCCGGAACGCCGTTGGCAACGAGCGTATCGCCGTTGTAGGAGCTGAGCGCACCTGTGACCTTCGAGACGGTCGGATTAGGGTATGTGCCACCTAGATCGCCGCCAGCCGCACCTGAAGGCGGCAGGCTCCCAGGCTGACTCACCGCGCGCATCATTGCCCGTCTCCCACCGTGGCGTAAAGCGTAGAACCCGTCGCGCTCGCGATGGCCGAAATCGTATCGGTTGGCGCAAGCGTGAACGTCTCCACCGTATTGCCCAGCATTGGCATGCCAGCCGCCACCGTTGCAGTCGCTCCGAACGCGATAAATACCGTCTGCGTCCCGGAGTTCACAAGGCGCACCGTGCCGCCTTCTGCGGGAAGCGTCGTCAGCGGCACATTGGCTGCGGCGACCCCAACGGCCAGATTGACCGTGTTGCCGTTGCCGCGAGGTTTGAACGAGTATTGCTGCTGCATGTCAGGCTTCCTCGGCTATGCGCTTCGCACGCTGGCGAGCAATGAGTTGGTCGATCGATAGATCGAGCGGGTATTTCGGGGGAGGCGGAGGGGGCGCTGCGGCTTTCTCCGCCTGATAAGCAACCGCAAGCATCCGAAACGCGTCCGCAGGGTTCGAGCACCAGTCGTGCAGAGGCTTCTCGCGAAAGACCTTGTGGTCCGCGTCATATTCGCGCTTGTATTGCGAAAGCGCCTCAATGCCAGTGAAGCCGGCCGACTCGTCGGTATCGCACGACGTATCGAAGTAGACGCGGGGGAACATCGTGCGCACCGCCTGAATGCCATCCTGCACACTCAAGTTCGGTACGATTTCGACGTGCTCCCAGCCGACGCCCGGAATTTTGCGGCCATCCTTCTCGACACCTTCGATGAACTGCTCCATGACGCTCTTGCCCATGCTCGCGAGCGTCTTTGCCTTGGCGTCATGCGGCAGATATAGCTTGCCGAGCTTCGCACCGCGATCCTGCAGGAAGGCCCACAGCCATTCGAGGTAGAAGCCCACGTCCTTGCCGTTGCTCGAGTGGAATCCGTTGATGTGGATGGCCTTCCACGGTACCTGAAACGGCCAAATGCTCGTGTCGTCTGTGCGGCCGATGTCGAAGGCGAAATGCACCGGCAGCGCGGCGTCGACCTTGACCTCTTGGATACGCTTCTCGGCCCGCACTTGGACAATCCACGCCGTGTAATAAGCGCCCAGAACGGCCGCGTCGAAGCTGCACATGTATTCCTGGTCGAAGATCGATTGGCCGAACTCAGGGCCGTATTCCGCGATCAGCGAGAGTCGTTCTTGCTCGAGCGCTTCGGCCGAGAAGATGCCCGTCTCCGTGGCCGGCGACACATCGGCAAACGCGCCCGGCATGTTGCGCGCGGCTTTGAGCATGCGCTCGGCATGATTATGCCCTCGAGGCGTCGTGATGAAGGCCGACCAGCCGCCATTTTCCAGTAGGATCGGGCGCACATAGGCCCAGGCCGCCGGATTGGCGAGCGCCCACTCGGAGAAGACAACGCCCGCCGGCGACGATCCAACGAGCGTGTTGTATCGATCGCTACCGCCCACCTGCCACGTCGATCCGTTCACGAACTCGATGAACATCTCCCGCTCACGCGTGGTCTTGCGAAGCGCTTGCGGGAAGGCTTCGTCGATCCGGCGCATGCCCGTATGCGGGTTCACGGCGGTCCAGATGGCTTTGCGTGCATGCGCCGCTTCCGGCAGCAAGTGCCAATAGGCGCCGACGCGCTCAAACGCTGCTACGCTCGTCCAGCGCAGCGCGATATCGTCCTTGCCCCAGCGCCGATGCGCGATTTGATAGAGATAGCGACCGCCGTTCTCGAGATATGTCCATGCCTTGCGCTGATGCCTGCGAGGCTTCCAGCCATAGGCCGGGAGGATGATCTCAGGCATTCTCATCCCCATGCCGCACGATCTTGACTACGAGTGCTCCGCCGCCCTCGCCGGTCAATTCCTGCGTAAACTTGTCGCCATACTTCTTCGGATTCATGCGCGCGAGCACCCACTTGCGGGCGTCGATCTGCACGCGCGTCTTTTGCGGATCACTCTTGCTATCCGCGATGTCGATGATCTCGTCGAAGTAGCGCTCGGCGCGAAGCTGCTGAGCCTCAGCGTATTGGGCGGCCAGCTTCCCGTCATTTTCGAGCCACCGAAGCACTGTTCGCGTGTTCGGCATGTCCGCTGCTTTGCAGACCGAGCGTAGGCTTGCCCCCTCGGCCATGCGCTCGCAGATGCGATCAAACAGCGCTTGAGAGAACTTTGATGCGCGGGCCATGGATCAATATCCGCCGCTGCCCTTGTAGCCCGATAGGCGCGCGCCGAGCTTCTGCGGGTCAGCCTTCGGCTTGCTCTTGGCCTGGCGCTTCGTGTTCTCGGCGATGGCGACGGCCTGCTTCTGCGGCTTGCCGGCGGCCATCTCGGTTTTGATGTTCTTGCCGACCGAATCTTTCGAACCGGACTTGTCGAGGGGCATTTCGGGCTCCAAATGCAAAAGCCCCGGCAGATCGCTCTGCGCGGGGCTCGGGTGTCGTTGGAGCGAAGTTGGCCCCGCCTGCAGGCCAATTCACTCGTCAATCGACGGATTCAGTCATCTCCGCGCGATTATAGGCATAGCGTATGGGTTTCGCAAGGTCATCGAATTTTTCCAATCTGGCGGCGATCGCTTGGCGAGCGTGGTAAAGGGCGAAATCCCATACATGCTCGTGGCCGCGCCCCTGCTTGAGCTTCAGCCGCCGGCAGATGAACGACGAATGAGCCCGCCACACGTAATGCATTCGCAGCACGTCTCGATCAACGGGCATGCAGCGCTTCCACGCCTCGTTCACGAGGTTTGCATCTTGCTGGTCGATCGGCGGCAGCACGATAGCTTCCTCGCGATATAGCACGCCCGGACGCCGATACATGCCTTCGGCGCTCGCGATGCACGCGCCACTGCCCCCGCTCGAGTTTTGCGAGCGCGCCCAGTTTTCCAGCCTCGGCTCAAGCGTCGCCAGGTCCATTCAGCCTCCGAAAATTCGACGCCACCAGGGGCGCCTATCGATCATTGCGTTCCACAGCTCGGAGTCTTCGAGTACCTGCGCGAGTACCTGCGCAACTTCACCAGGGCGGCCGACGGGCACCGGCTCGCGCTGCTCGAATAGCTTCGCATCCGGACCGCACTCGCCGTATGCGGGTGCGCGCGCACGCGGGCATTCCAAAATCGCAGCGCCATTGATCACCGAATGCTCGACAGATGGATGGTCGCAGAGCGAGAAATGGAGAAATTTCTTGAAGTGCTTGCAGTCTTTGCAGAGTTTCATGTCAGATTCCTCAGTGCAAGATGTAGCGTGTTCACGGTTATGCGGCCGCTTGATTGAGCGGAGGAGTGAAGATTTGCCAGTCGTCGGCAAGCAGGGAGTCCATGCCGGGAATAAAAACGCAAACCGTGTCGTCGGCGCGCTTGATCGCCAGGTAGGCAAAATACGGCACCATCGATCCCTCGCCGAAATGAGCCTTTGCAGCGCCCGTTTGTACGGGGTATGCCGCCGCCGGCACGTGGTAGACGAAAACGCCTGCAGCGCCCCATGGGGCGCGAGTGACGCTCAATCCCTTTCGCAGTGCCTCCAGCGCCAGGCCGAACGACATGCCGTCACTGCGCCGGTATGCCTCCTCGAAAACATCCTTGGGAGACCAGCTCGTATAGCCGTCAGCGTAGTGCACGGCGTAACCGTCCTTGCCCGCTTGCTGGTGGGGAAATGCGTGAACGATCTTGGTGCCGATGTATTGGTCCATCGTCTTCCTCAGGTCAAATTGCGCGTCGCGCGGTTGCGGTAACTGCTACGGCGAGAGCGCTCCAAGCGTGGCTTGAAACGCCGTAAAGAGGGCCTGGCATAGCCTTCGTGCCGACCTGAGGTGTCTTGCCTCCTCCGGTCCGCGGAAACATGTCGAGCAGCGCTTGGCGGATGTTTGGGTCTTTGGCGCGCGAGTTGCCGCACAGGTGCAGCTTCACGTCGCGGCGGTAGACGAACTGCACCGCGTCGGGCCGAAAATAGGCCTGCTGGAACCGCCCGATCCAAACGCAGGTATCGAACGTCGTCTGACCGACCGCCATGCCCATGCCGGCGATCATTTCGATTGCTAGGCCCTCTTTCCATCGGCTGACGAGTTCCAGGACGCCCGCATTGGGCGACACGTCGCTGCTCGACACGCGGCCATCTTCGAGGATGACCCAACCGCTCTTGTCCGTGCCCGGATCTATCGACAAAAGCGCGCTCATGCCGCCTCCGCGCGCGTAGTGGCGGTTTGAGCGGGAATATATTCCCCGAAGAACGCCGCATCCATCGGATGCCGGAAGACCGGCGCCGAGACCGCACGCGATCGCTCCCGAGCTTGGATGCGCTCCGTCTCAAGCTCATCGAGAGCGCCCTCGCAAAGCTGCCACAACACCGCAGTGCAGCCCTTGCCCGCTCTCGCCTTGCGTTCGTCGACCTCCTTGACGTGGCCCCGCTTCTCGAGCGATTTCAGCCTTTGGAATGTCGCTGCGCGCGAGAGCTTTGTCTTCTCGGAAATCTCCGGCATGGTCATCTTCCCGCCCCGGGAGAGCACTCTGGCGACCTTGCGCTCATTGGCCGCTGCTGTCTCCGCGCAGAGCTTCAAAATCGCGTCGTTTCGCTTCGCGTTGCTCATGTCTCACCTCACCGTCAAAAGGTTTCTGCCCCACCGCCGCCAGCCGGCTTCCCATGAGTCGTAGTCGGCCTTGTCGCGATAGACGTGATAGGGGTTATGCCAATTCGGCATGCCCTTGCGGGCGGCCTCGTAGCCCTGTTCGAAGGCCGTCATCGAAGCCCCCATTGCGTTTGCCATTGACCCGTGCGCAGGTCGAGGAACGACGATGCGTTTCGATCGTCGCGGAATTGCAGGCTCTCGGTGTCGAACCACAGCTTGACCTTGCCCTCCCATGTGAAATGCCGTTGCTTGGCGCAGATCAGGATCGTGTCGGCCTGCGCTTCGTACTTGGCGCGCTCGTCGTCCTTCAGGTCATTGCGCAACGCCTCTTCCTTTCGCTTGTTGCGATGCACGATCAGCACGTTGTCGACAAGGTCGGTGATTTCGCCTGCGCCTTTGATGTCGAACTTGTCGGGCGCGTTAGTCTCGCGCTCGCCCTTGCGGATGTGGTGCACGAGGTGAATGTGCAAGCCAGTGTCTCGAGCGAGGGAGCACAGCGCGTCGACGAAAGCCTTCTGCCCGGAATAGTCATCCGGTGCGATGCCGCATTTCATCAGGCTGTCGATCACCATGTGGCCGACGCCGAGTTCCTTCCGGCAGTAGCGCGATACCGAGATCATCCGATCGCGCGGCACCGTTCCGGTTTGGTTGTAGAGCCAGAGCCGCGCATTGGTCCAATGCTCGAGCTGCGCGAGATATTCGCGCGCCGGCTTGGCCTGGCAGGCGGCCTGCTTAGCCATGCGCTCGAGCGTCGTCTCGGGGGCCATTTCCATCGACGCGATGCACGCGCGCTCGCCCTGAGCCATAACGCCGAGCATGCACTGCCCCAGAACGCCCGACTTGCCGTGGCCATTAACGCCGCTCCACAGCGTCACCTCGCCGGCCCGAAAGGCCAGGTTATGGCCCACGCTTGCCCAGGGCGTCAGCGCCCCGACGTAACGCTCCTGCTGCTCGCCGTGCAAGCGATCAATGACGCGGCCGAAGAATTCGCTTGCCGGTCGCACGTCGGCGCGGCCGTCATTTTCGTCGGCGAGGTACGACTCCCAATCGATCGAATCGGGGAGGATGTTAGCCAAGATTGGCCTCCTGTTGGGCTTGGAGAAAGAGCGGCAACGCCTGCTCATAGGGAAGCGGAATGGCCTTCCCGAGCTCGGCCGTTAGTCGCTTGCGGACAAGCGAAGCCTCGCCGTAGGACGTAGGACCAAGCGCCATCGGCAGCCAGTCGAATAGCGCGAAATCGTCAATGCGCCGCCACTCGCCGCACTCGATGCGCGGGCCTTCGGTGTACGTGAGAACCATGTGCGCCGGCACGCAGGCAGCGATATCGGCCAGCGCCTCGACGACCGCGGGGAACGCAATCGATCGATCAACGAAGACCTCCACGTCGAGCCCGGCCAAGCACCGCCAGTCGTATCGCGTACCAGCCTCTGCATGCAGGATCGTGTTCGTGTGCGGCAGATCGCCCACGAACGACACGAGCACCGGGAGCGCAGGCTTGAAGCCCCCCATGCGGAGTTCGGCAAGACCGGATGCGTTGCGTGCAAGTTGGCCCATGGCGTCACCCGAAGATGCTGGTTTCGTGGCCGTTGGCTCGGGCGGTTCCCAACGACCCCACGTACTGCCCGAACTTCTCGGCATTGAACAGCGTTGCCGGACGCAGGTATTCGCACATCTTCGGGTCATGTGCCCAATCGCGGACCTTCGCATCGACAACGGCCTTCATCTGCTCGACGGTGGCTCCCTCTCGGATTCGAGCCGCGATGAGCTTCGTGTTTGCAGGCACAGCCTGAAAGCTGCGATTCGCTTTGACGTTTAGGTACGCGAGTACCTCACTCACGGAGTCGGGCGCGCCCGACATATCCTCTCCCTTCCCTTCCTTTCCCTTCCCTTCCGTCAGTGAGCACTCAGTGAGTGAGGTCAACAAATCCCGCTCTTGTGGCTGAGGAATACTTGATTTAGACGGTCGATTGACGACCTGATGCTCCTTGAAACCCTTGATGTGTATGAAAGTCTCGCCATTCACTGAGTATTCAATGAATAGTCCTGCATCGATCAAGGTTTGAATGAGCGGTTCACAGTCGATCACGTCGGCCGGGAAAACCTGCATCTTCAACTTTTTGGCCGAGCGTTGAAGATTCCCTGAGTCATCAGCGAAATTCCATGAGCCGATGAAGAACAGACGAACCTCATACGGAAGCTCGACGATTTTCTCGTCGGTCCAGAAGTCTGGCTTGATGCTGCGTATGCGGGCCATTTCACCGCCACACAAAAAACGGACGCCCGAAACAGAGCGACAGCACACCGACGACGAGAGCGTCGAGGAGCAAATTGAAGAAGAGGTCCATCAGTCCTCCCAAACGAGTTTTTGCGCGATCTCGGCGTCGCTCATAGCCTTCGAGGC